GAGTAAGAGTTATGGCTACAATTGCACTTGTGCAAACTCGTCTAAGTCGAGATCGAGCTAGGGAGTTGATTAGTGTTCTTTGGGAGACGCTGACTAACGGAGATACTGGAGGCCCGGCCGATGAGACAGACGGTATGGCTTTTATGTACCGTAAGTCTGTTCAAATAACCGGCACGTTTGGCTCAGGTGGTACGGTGGTCATAGAGGGATCTGATGATGGTACCAACTACGAGACACTTAATGATCTCCAGGATGGGGCCTTGTCGATAACTGCTGCTGGATTATATGAGGTTCAGGAGCACACCCGCTATATTCGGCCTGACGTCACGGCTGGGGATGGGACGACAGATCTTGACGTAACCCTCGTTGGGATGAGATAACAGGAGAGTGAAATGAAGTGGTTTCTAGGAGCGATGTTCATCGCTTTGGCGTTCCTAATCTTTAATCCTACAGCCAAGGGTGGATCAGCAACAGGCTGTCGGCCTCCTACTGTTCCTACTAAGGCGTTGGAGGCTAGGCTCCAACTCCATGGTGAGGTAGTATTAGGCCGCGGTGAGAATATGGTCTTCTGGGTTAATCCAATCACGCTATCTTGGTCGGTTATACACCTCAGCCGAAATAGCGATTGTTCTATGTTTGTCGCATATGGGAAAGATTGGACCGGCCCAGTTCCTGATGTAGGAACCTAACAGTGCCAATAGAGCATCTAGCTATGATTTGGCCTTACCTCATGGGGTTGGTTGTCCTTGTTGCATGGGCAGTACGGCTTGAGGGCCTCGCCAAGCGTCATGCAGAACTCCTATCCCCGGAGAGGATTGAGTTCGCGGCGGCGCGCAACGCCGAGGTAGAGGGCCAAGTCCGCGCGTTGAAAGACCATCTTAATAATATTGGAAAGAAGCTCGTTAAGCATGAGGCTGATGATAAAGAAGAACATCGTCGTATCTATGAGGCTATCAGGGAGTCTGAGAAGTGATACCCTTTCCAATCTGTGCTCCTAACGGCTGTCCGTTGTTTACTCTCCACGAAGCTGATACATCAGGCACAGGAGATGTGAGGATCGAGCCGACTTTTATTGATATGCTTCGGGCGTTGAGAATTCAATACAAGACTCCAATCTATATAACTAGCTGGTGCCGCCCACAAGAGTACAACACCCAAATTGGGGGACATCCTAGGTCATTGCACATGACAGAGAATCCAACTTACAGACATCCGAATGGATCACCCTTAGCGAATGCCGCCCTTGATCTCAATAGACCTCTCGGTGGGAGGCTCCATACTCTTCTTCATCTCGCAACTAATCTTGGTTTTTCTGTCGGAATCGGAAGGACTTTTGTTCACCTCGACGCGAGGACAGTCCTCCTCGGGAAGTCTCCAAAGGTCTTTACATATGACACCTGAAGCGGAGGTTATGGAGGCACTTTTTCGAGTTTCCACAAAAGATGGGGATGATGTCGACTTTGTGCTGAACTCAGCTCAGCGGAAGATTGATAAGCATCTGACTGGGAGAGACCTCGTCCCGAAGGCACGGCAGGAAGGAGTCTCAACCTACTTCCTTGCTAGGTTCACCGTCGCCTGTATGATGCACCGCAACGTGAGGGCTGTCGTCATTAGTCATGACTTGGAATCAACTCAGAGGCAGCTCTCTCGGGTTAAGTACTTCCTAAAGAATATCAAAGGCCCACAGCCTGTCATTCAAAACATGTCGAAGAATGAAATCACCTTCCCTAAAATGGATTCTGCCTTTTACCTCGGGACTGCCGGCGCTAGGAAGTTCGGCCGTGGTGATACGATTACCCATCTCCACTGTTCGGAGTTCGCCTTCTGGCCTAATGCTCACGAACTCATGGTTGGCCTCCTTCAAGCGGTACCCGCCTCTGGTCAGATTGCTATTGAATCGACAGGGAATGGAATGAACGACTATTATAGCCGCTGTATGAGGGCGGAGAAAGGCCAGACTGGATGGACTAATCACTTCCTGCCGTGGCACACATTTGAGGAGTATACTGTAGATATATCTGAGGAGCAAGAGGAGGAGGTCATATCAACTCTTGATGATCAAATCGAGGAGGATAAACTCGTTGGCTTCCTGACGCCTGGTCAACTCTTATGGCGGCGCCGTAAGATCGAGGATTTGGACTTCGATCTCAGAGCCTTTAAGCAAGAGTATCCAATGACCCTCGACGAGTGTTTTCAGGCCTCAGGAGATAGTATATTCTATAAGGTGAACTACCAACCAACTGATGATTGGGGAAAGGAAGATGCAAACTTCAGCCTCCTTCGAGGCCATCCTGACCCTGACAAATCCTACATTCTTGGAGCAGATGTCTCAGGCGGAGTGGGTAAAGATTTCTCCGCTGTCCAAATTCTCTGCCTTAATGACATGGAGCAAGTCGGGGAATACACAAACAATAAAGTTGCGCCGGATCGCTTTGCAGAGACCATATTGGGTATCGCTCGACGGTTCAATAACGCTTATGTTGTCGTCGAGCAGAACAACCACGGGCTGGTCACGTTATCTTACATCAGAGATGAATGTTATAAAGGAAACTACCTACACTCTTCAGTTTATAGGGAGACCACCGGCTCGCCGAAGCAACCCCTTCTTAGTATGGGTTACAAAACCACTGCTCGTACAAAGCCCCTCATGATCGGCATCCTAAGGAAGTCTCTCGCCACGACGTTGTTAATCCACTCTCCGGTTCTTAACGCCGAGCTTTCGACGTTCGTCGAGACTGAGACAGGAGCCCTTGAGGCGTCCTCTGGCTGTCACGATGATACTGTAATAGCTATGGCTTGTGCTTCTCTAGGGGTGACTAAAGCCAGCTTGTTACTCACAAACCGGAATGTTGAGGCACGAGCTGCTGAGGATAGCAACCCGTTTTTGTTTGATAACATCTTGAAAGAGCTAAAAAACCGGCATGGTAACTTCCCGATTAAACCTCAACACAGAGGAGCGTACCAAGAGCCTAACTAAACCCCAACATGTTTTAGGTTGTGTCTCCGAGACTTGTATGCTAGCTTAAAATGGAAGGGAATACTCTATGGTAGCAGGGTACACAGGTAGGGGCGGTAAGCCAGATCCTGATTGGTGGCTAGAAGCTGTCAATCAAGGAGCTGAATTCCGTGATCGCTGTGCGAGCGAGAGTAGCTGGAATGCGTGGCGGTCTTATTATCGTGGCGACTGGGCGGACGGTATCCTTCCGGTTAATTTGTTTTTCACTCTCATGAGGACGATCGTCCCGAGGATTTACTTTCGCAACCCGTCGATCAGTATCCAACCTGCAAAGCCTGGCCTTGAGTCGATGCTCTTCGCTCGGGTTTTGCAGCGCGTCGATAATAAGCTAATCCGCCAGATGAGGATGAAAGATGCTATTAAGAGGATTATCCAAGATACGTTTATGTTCGGAACTGGGATTGGGAAACTAGGATTTGGCGCCCAATATACTCCGACACCTGATTTCGGCGTTACGGGAGAGCCTCTAAGGAAGGATGGTCAACGAGTTGAATATAGGGACCATATCTTTACCAATATGCCTTGGTTTACACGATTACGGACATCAGATTTTGTTGTCCCCTCAGATACGGTTGAATTCGAAGAGGCTCGTTGGCAAGCCGCTTGGATAAGGCGCTCCGTGGACGATGTTAGAGCTGATCCGAGATTGGAGAATACCAGAGATCTAAATCCCTCAAGCTTTAGATCCGATAAGCCTCATAATCGGCGCCCCTTAAAGCCCGGCTCCCGCATTGAGAGTGATGTTGATCTTGTTGAAATTCGTGACAAGAAGCTCAACAAAGTCATGGTGATTGCCCCTCATGGATCTGGGCAGTCTAAAGTTCTATTTTTTGGGGATGATAAGTTTCTTATCGACGGCGCGGTTTCGATGTATCCTCTTGTGTTTAATGCCGACGATGAGCGGGCCTGGGGAGTTCCTGATTCAAAAATCCTTGAGCCATATCAGCTCGAGATTAATGAGATACGAACCCAGGCGATGAAGCATCGGCGGCTTTCGATTGTCAAGATCCTATCGAAGCGTGGTGTCATCTCGGAAGCTGAAATCGAGAAGATGCTCTCAGAAGAAGTCAGTGCCGTCATCGACATTGATGGCGAGCCGATGACTGATGTAAGGGACTTTAAGATTGGAGAAATTCCCTCAGATCTCTTTGCGGCAGGCGAAGTTGTCATGCAGGACGTGCGGGAGACGGTCGGCTTCAGCAGAAATCAGTTTGGTGAGAAGGCTGGTGGGCCGAATGCCAGAGTATCTGCAACGGAATCTAACATTATCAACTCAGCCTCTGAAATTCGAGTTGATGAGAGACGGGACATGGTTGCCGATATGTTGGTAGACGTAGTCGAGGGAGTGCATTCAGTTATCTTTAATCAGTGGGATGAAGATCAGGTAGTCGATATCATCGGTCCTGGCGGCATCCCGCTTTGGGTTAAATTCCAACCGGAGATGCTTAAGCAAGGACAGTATGAAGTCAAGGTCGATCCCGACTCCGGTGTTCCTGAGACAAAAGATCTTCGGGAACAAAAAGCTATGGGGGTCTATGAAATCTTGAAGTCCAACCCCATGATTGATCCTGAAAAGCTAACACAGTTCCTTCTAAGCGAGATGAAGGGTGTTCAGTTCGATGATCTAATGAGGGCTATGCCCATGCAGCCTGAAGGGCCTGCTCCAGGTAATGTGATCGACATGCAGGAGTTTAAGAAGACTCTTGGTGGTAGTCTAGGACAGAGGGCTGCATAATGCCTCTTTATACATACCACTGCCCGAAGTGTGGTGATCCGAGTTTTACGGCTCATAACAGGATCGCCCAGAGGAAACGCCAAAAGTGTCCTACATGCGGCTCGAAGTGTAAATTAATCATCGAGGCGCCGAGGGTAATCCTCTTCCCATCTGGTTGGTTTGAGCATATTAGCGACGAGCCGATGTATATTGATTCGGCTAGTGAGCTACGAGAAGCTTGCGTGAAGAACGAGTGTTATTCTAAATACCTCGAGAATTCAGGGCTGTCTAAAGGCTCAACAGGGCAACTAAAAGAGGTCTAAATGAGCAAGTTGCAAAAGAAAACAAACGGTGTGGAAGTCGAGGAAGCACCAAAGGAGGAGCCAGTAGCCACTGTGTCATTGCTATTCTTTGAGAATAGGAATGCCGTAGAGATAAAGGGCTTCGACAAGATCAATCCCGGCAAAATTCGAAGGGCATTCGGCGGCGTCTTTCTTGAGTACAAACGCCTGCTGAGAGAAGCCCGAAGAGGAGAATCAAATGCCTAAGAAGGCTGACGAGAATAAGAATGACACCATCGATGGTGGTGGTGACAAGGGTACGACTGACAGCAACACGGCGCTCTTGACCGAGTTGAAGACGTTGAACACTGGTATTGCCAACATGCAGGAGGGTATCGCTGCCCTTGTAAAGCATGCCAACAAGCCGGCTGATAAACCCAAGAAGGATACTAAGAAACCTGAGTCTAAGAGCGTCGAGTTGATGACCAATGCTGATCTGACTGAGCACATCGTCGGGATTCTCTCTGAGAAGATTGATGGGGTCGCGAAGCAGATCGGTGGTGTCAAGGATGAGGCTGCTAACGAACGGTTTAAGACTGACGCAGCTCGGATCGCTTCAACTCATCCTGATTTCCTCGAGCTCGGTCCGGAGATGCAGAAAGTTGCTGAAGCAACTCCTGGCTTGAGTGTTACGCAGATCTATCAACTCGCCCGTGCTGAGAATCCAGAGAAGGTTAAGGAACTGGAGGCGAAGCACGCTGAGAAGAAAAATGGCGAAGACAACGGCGGTGGTAAGTCTGCCGACTTTGGTGGAATGAAACCCGCTGGAGGTAAGGGCGAGAAGCAAGTTACCAACATGGACTTTGAAGCTGCCTCACAAGCCGCGTGGGATCAGCTTATGGGTACCTAGCGGCTAACCAGTAAGGAGAGTCAAGATGGCCTTCACTAAGACGGAGACACTCGACAATCTGTATACCTCTACATGGCAGAACATGAAGGATACAGTTGTCGACAACATCTTCGACGCGACTCCGTTCTGGTTCTGGATGAAAGACGGAGGCCATTTTGCCACTCAAGATGGCGGCCGAGACATTCAGCACCCGATCAGGTTCGCGAAAGGAGATAATGTTTCGTGGATCACTAAGGGGTCCACGGTCACTATGGACGACAAGGAGATTCTGACAGACGCTATCTATGATTGGCGTTACCTATCAGATTCGATCGTCCGGTTTATGACTGATGAGCAAAAGAACGCTGGTAAGCATCGGATCTTTAGTCTGATGAAAGCGAAGTTGGATACCTCTCAGGATACCTTGATTGACACTCTTGAGACAGCCCTCTTCGCGGCGCAGACTGGTAATCAGATTGATGGCCTCCAAACAGCCGTCGCTGATGATCCAACTGCGACTGCCAACGTCGGCGGGATTGCCCAGGGGACTCACTCCTGGTGGCGCAACAAAACGACCGATTTGACCGGCAACTCCTTCGCTGTCAACGGTATTCCTAACATGCGGACCATCATGAATAACATTGGGAACAACTTGTCGATGGACAAGCCTAATATTATTCTCAGTGGGCAGACTCCGTATGAATACTACGAGGACAATGTCATCGAGCAGAAGCAGATCGTCAACAAGAAACTTGGCGATGCTGGCTTCGAGAACCTTGAGTTCAAGGGAACTCCGATGATTTGGTCCCCTGCCTGTGCCAACACGAGGATGTACTTCCTCAATACTCGGTTCCTGAAGGTGATTTATGATCCTGCCCTCTGGTTCGATATGACCGACTGGAAGCAGATCCCGAATCAGCCGAATGACCGAGTTGCTCAGGTGGTCAGTGCCCTAGCCCTTGTCTGCTCTCGTAGACGTGCCCAGGGCGTCATCTTTAATATTGATACTGAGTAGCATCACCCAATTTGGGTGGTCACTCTGGGAAAAGGAGAGATAAGATGGCTACAGGTCTCCCTCAGATCTATGTCACTGGACTGACGGATACCAGCACTACTGACCTTGAGGGTGTTGGTAAGCTGCGGTTCGAAGACAATAAGTGGTACAAATGGGTCAAGTACGATGAAGGTGCAGGTGCGCTGGATATCGTAGCTGGCGATGTTGTGTACTATGACAATGCTGCTGGATCTGGATACGTGAACAGCATTGTAACGGCTGATCTCTCGGATTCAGACGAAGTCGGTGCTGGTGTCGTGATGGCTACGGTTACTGTCACAGCGACGTTCATGTGGATCCAGATTAAGGGTGTTGCTACTCTTAGTACTGCCCTCACAGCTGGAGCAGATGGCGATGCCTTGACGGCTACTGGCACCACTGATAAGACCCTCGACATCGCGGATGATGATCTTGACGCAGTTGTCGGTGTCGCGATCGACGCTTCGGCGAAGATAATCTACTGCGACTTCCCGTGGTAGGAAAGAGAAGGAAAGGAGTAAGAAATGGCTGCGTATGCTGTGACCGTGGTCCTTGATACGGACAAAGCCATTCGACTACAGCATAGCCGGCAGGGTGTGCTCTTTGGAACTTGTGATCTCACGAACTACAACACGACTGGTGCTGAGATTACGGAGATCACAAATCTGTTTAAGAGCAACCCTCGGGTTATGTGCGCCCCGGTGAGTGATAACTTCTACCTTGTAAGGTGGGATATCACAGACGCTTGTTTCCACGCTTACTACTTCACGGATGCCCACGACCATGATTTCGCGGTCCAGTCGAGTAGCGCTATCGGCTCTAATATGGAAATTGGTATCAGTGCCGATGCTGACTCGGCTACGCTTGAGGGTGGTACAGGAGTCACTGCTGCACGAACGTTGTCAACGAATACACCTATTCAGGCCGCGACTAAGGCGGCAGGAACCGAGGTGGCAAGTGACGTCGACGTTGGGCTGTTTGAGTTCCTTGCGATCGGCCTAGCGAGGTAAGATCATGGGCACCCTGACGCTCTCAGAGTTTCGGGATGAGGTTAAATCTAACCTCGGTGAGCGAGATGATGTTTCAGACGCCCGTTTGAATAGGAACATTAATCTCGCTCAGACTGCCTGTGCAAGGAAAGCGAAGTTCGAGGAACTTAATCGGATCGGTACGTTTACACTGACTCCAACCAGCGTGCCGGCAGACGATAAGTTCCTCGACTTCGGTACTGATGTTCGAGAGCTATATAGTGTTAGGATCACAACTGATGGGAAGGAGCGTAAGTTGGTACGCATCTCCCAGCGATTGTTCGATAAGTTGTATCCTGATCCTACTATAAGGACCGGCACGCCGGAGCAGTATATACTCTGGAATAACATCATTGAGTTTATGCCAGTCCCTGACGCGGTAATCGTCCTCGAGAGTCGGTGGTGCATTTGGCCGGCTGTTCTATCGTCCGATACTGCTACATCAGACCTCGATCAGAAAGATGATATCTTGATCGCTTGGGCAACTGGAAGAATAATGAGCCAGCTGGGGAATATAGAGGGAGCACGTTTCCAGTATGCTATATTCAACCGATGGTTTAAGGACGCCAAGCTTGAGGAAGTTGAGAAGCCAGATATGACCCGCGTGTCTGAGACGCAGACTACATCTATGGATAGTCAGCCTCATCTTAATCCCTTCAACAAGACAGGATAGCTCCAAATGGCTAGTTTCACTAGAACCTGGGATGCTGCCTACATGGCTTTGCCTGCCGATGGAGATGATCTGTCGGAAGGGGCTAGTCGGATTAGAAATCTCCGGACTGATATCCAGGAGAGGATGGCTGAGGGGCATTCTTGGGGCGGCGATGCCGACGATGGGAAGCACAAGCAGGTTTCGTTTGTTGATCCGCTTGGGTCTGATCCCTCTACGGTTGCTAATGAAGGTCATCTTTATACCAAAGACGTGTCATCCAAGGTTGAGCTGTTTTGGATGGATGAAGATGGGACTGTCCTTCAGCTGACGAGTGGTGGCGTTCTTGCTGATGATCTCGTCACGACTGATATACTTGCCGCCCTCGCGGTTACTGGAGCTAAGATTGCAGCCAACACAATCACGGGTGATAAGATCGCACTGGGTTCGGATGCTCAGGGTGATGTTATGTACTACGATGGGACTGACTGGGTTAGGTTGGGAGCGGGAACCTCAGGTCAGTTTCTCCAAACTCAGGGTGCAGGAGCTAATCCTCAGTGGGCTACTCCGACTGCTCCGGCTCTCTCTACTGCGTTTACGAGCGCAGCTCAGAGTATTACAGCGGCTGGGTCGTTGACACTTGCTCATAGCCTCGGGGCGGAACCAACTCTAATTCAGGTTAGATTAAAGAACGTGACTACGGAGCTGAACTATTCTGTAGACGATGAGGTTCTTATTAATCCCTTCTATCGAGCGGATCAAGGCCGAGGTGTCGTGATCGTCCCCGATGCGACGAACTTAAACATCAGATTCGGGAACGGCGCCGCTACGTTTGAGCTACTCGATAAGACCACTGGCGCTCACAGCGCGATTACCAACTCTAAGTGGAATATCATCTTCAAGGCTTGGGTGTAGATGACCAAGCAAGTTGGACAGACCCATCCGGGGATTAGACTTCCAGAAATGGAGGCTGCTCAGGTTCCGGGTATTGAGGAGCTCTTGGTCCTCCTAACCGAGCTGAGAAGGCATATCGCTGATGTCGTGGATACCAACTCCTTGGCTCCTGATACTGGAGGTAATCTCTTTATCAATTCGATGATGAATATTGACCAGAGAGAGACAAACGGCTCAGCGGTGACCGTTTCAGGGATCTCTACTACTCTCACCGCGACGAGTGCAGCCACAGACACTACTCTCACCGTCGACTCGATTACTGGTATTTCAGATGGTGATCCAATCGACGTGACGTTAGATGACAACACTCATCATCGTACCACAGTCAATGGAGCCCCTTCCGGCTCGACAGTAACCATAACTGATGGTGTTCCATCTCAAGCAGGTAGCGGTAACATCGTATCGACNGCNGTNAGNATNTTCGGCCCCGACTGTTGGTATGGAGTAGCTGATGGGACTGGCGACTTTACGATTGAGCAGGAAGATGTTGCGAGTGGAAGCCGGTTTGGTGGTGGTCATTCTCTTAAGTTGACTGTCACTTCGACAGATACTCCCGGAGCTGGGGAAGCCTATTACTTTGGTCAAGTCATCGAAGGTTTTGATTCTTCCCATCTAATGTGGGGAGAAGGCCACGATGAGGATTTGATTGACCCTCAGGTGATCACCATTCGATTTGTGATCAAATCCTCAGTTGCAGGAACCTACTGCCTTGCTATAAACAACCACGAGACGCCTCGCCCCAACGGGTATTATGTTGAAGAGTTTGAAATCGACACGGCTGATACTTGGGAAAAGAAAGAGATCAGGATCGAAGGTAATCCGAACGACGACGCGGCGAAGCAAATCGCCTGGATTTTGGATGGGAACATCGCGATTAATGTCTCCATTTGTCTGGGGTGTGGAACCGACTTTGAGACTACAACAATCGAGGATTGGGTTGACCAGGGTGCTACCTACGGTAGGTTCTTAGGAACCGCAGATCAGGTGAATTGGATAGCTAATAGTGGGGCCACCCTGGAGATTTCTGATCTGAGATTTATGATCGGCGACGTGTCAAGAGACAATGGACTTGTTCCTTATCATCAGGACTTAGCAGCATGTCAAAGGCGATTCAACAGGATCAAGGCGAACTCCCGAGTAATCGGGGGAGGCTCCACTCGAACTGCGAACAATTGGGAAGGCTTTATACCATTATCACAGGAAATGCGAGCGGCACCGACGATTGTTGGAAGCTTGGAAGCATTGGTGGGAGGTACGATATATGCTCTAACCTCATTAACCAATATTGTAGTTGTTCCAGGAGGAATTGTATTTACTGCAACAGCGACTGGGGCAGGGGCTAACACAGCTGGTGGCCTGGGCTGCACTGGAACTAACCTCGATCTGAATGCGGAACTCGATGGCGCTAACTAAAGACACAGTAGAGCTTGCCGGTTGGGAGTTTGCGAATATTCCAAGCTTCGTTGGTGGCCTTGATACGTTGTTGGCTGCTGACCAGATTGACGAAAGCAATACTCCTAGGTCGAGTAATGTGGTTTTGCGTCAAGGTCGGATTGAGATCGACACGGGGTATACTACTCTCGGCTCGACGGTTGTCGGTAAGCCGAGGTTGGTCTACCGATTCATTAAGGCCAATGGATCTGCTGAGCTTATCCTAATAACTAACAGTACAGTCTATAAGTGGGACTCCACAGCAGCTGAATGGCAATACATCAGTAATGGGACTTCAACAACTCTTACAGCTGATGCCAATGCGACGGATCTTACCCTCACGGTTGCGGATATAACTGGATTTGCTGACACCGAGCGGATTGCTATAGTCTTAGACACTGGAGCACAACATCAGACTACGGTTAATGGCACACCGAATGGGAGTACTATCACTATTACGGATGCCATGCCGAGTCTGGCTACCAGTGGCAACGTGGTGTTGGAAGCAGTTGCATTGGCGGGGACAGATGCTCGTCAGGTCGATGTGGTTAATATGGCGGCGAAAGATTGGATGATCTTCACTAATGGGGTGAATAAAGTTTATAGATATGATAAAACAGATATTCAGGTTTTGTCGAATCTTCCTAGCAGCGGCAACACGATTTGTCGTAGCCTCGCTGTTTTTGTTAATCACCTTGTGTTGCTCTATACCACAGAAGGCGGTACAGCCTACCCTCAACGTGCTCGCTGGTGTGATACGGGTAATCCAGAAGAATGGGCCAAGGGTAATGCTTCTTATAGAGATCTCTATGAAGATGCACATCCTATCACATCAGCGATGCTCCTTGGCCCTTATTTGATTGTTTACAAGAGCCGATCAATCTTCCGTGGGACGCATGTTGGCAGTTCGGATTTGCTCTTCTCCTTTGAGCAGACAATACCTGATAGAGGCGCCATATCTGTTAATGCCGTAGTCGGTGATCATTCAACTCACTACGTGATGGATCGTAAAGGGATTTATGCTTACAAGGGCGGGTTTGCTATCGACAAGAAGACATTCGACAAAATCCATCGGTTGCTATTCGATACTACAGATGGAGAGCTAGATCCTAACTCTGCTGAGAAGGGGTTCATGGTCTTTATTGAGGGATCAAGGGAGCTTGGGTTCTTCTACCCTTCGATTGGAGAAACGTCTAATAATAAATTCATCCGGTATGGGTTGGTGACAAAGGAGTTGTTACAACGAACTCTTACTCACAACGTCCTTGGATTTGGCGAGAATGTTGTTGCAGCGAACCAGACTTGGACGAGTGCAACAGGGAGTTGGGCAGGCCAGGTTGGGAAATGGAACAGGCGGTCCGCGACCGCCAACGCGCCGACACTTCTACTCTGTCAGGATACAGCCAATCAGGTTTTCGAGTATGATCTCCTCGCGACGGATGATAGCGGGACTGGAATTGCCTTTTCTTTCGAGACGAAGGATTTTGTCAGTCCGAATAAAGACCTCAGATTTGATGGATTCTACTTTCTCATTAAGGGAAGCACAGTTCTTATTGAGTACAGCAAAGATGCTGGGTTCTCCTGGTCGACTCTCAAGTCCATAACACCTGGAGTGACATATCTCGAAGTTACTGTCTTTAAGCAGATTGTGACACGAAAAATCAGGTTTAGGTTCTCAGGAACTGGTGGCGGCTTCGGTCTTGGTAGGATGGGCTTCAAGTATCGAGACGAAAGCAAGCCGGTAGAGGAGTAGAAGATGGGTTTCCTTAGCAGCTTCTTTGGTGGTGGCAGTTCGAGTAGCGCTACTCACGCCCCGTTGATTACTCAGGCAGAGACACTGACGAAAGAACAGCGGGAGTTGCTTGATGCTCTTGTTGGTAATCTCCAAGGGGGTGGAGTAGGCACTGTTGGTGGGTTTACACCGAGGGAGTTTCAGCCAAGTGCTGGGAGACTTGCTCCTGGTATGACTGATCTCCAAGGGATGTCTCTAGAAGCTCTTGAGCAGCAAGTCCTCGGGATGGCCACTGGTGAGGGGATTTTTGGAGAATCTATGGGGGCTCTTAGCGATATTATGACGCGAGGGTCTAGTGATGCAAGTGACTTCTTTACTAAGTCGATTGAACGCCCAGCTATGGATCGTTTCAGCGAGGATTTAATTCCGGAGATTTCGCGCCGCCTCGCGAGGGATTTCCAGGGAGGTGATCGGCGCCGCATCGAGGAGAATGCTGCCGAGGATTTGATTGACTCTCTCGTTGCGAAACGAGCAGAAGTCGAGCTTGGTGTACGCGAGTCGGATTTGGACCGTAAACTCCAGGCTGCTGGTCTAGCTCCTGGTGTTATGACACAAGGGCTTTTAGCAACTCTTGGAGCTGGTGAGGTGCCAAGGATTATTGAGCAGGAGCAGACTGGAGCAGAGCGCTTTGAGTTTGAGGAAGGCTTAGAGCAGGAGCAGCGACAGATTGCTAATATCCTAGCTTCTTTGGGTATCCCAGCCTTTGAGAACATCGTCACACCGGCGACTGTTACTCAGAGGGGTGGGGGAGCATCTGGGATTGGTAGTCTTCTTGCTGGTATCGGCGCCTTGAGTGGCTTTATGCCTAAGTAGGAGTAGATCATGGCAACTGTTGCACCGACTCAAGTAATTGATCTCCGTGATGGCGGTCAGGGTCTGAAAGATCTTGGTGCTGGTATCGCTGCGCTTGCTAAAGGTCTTCAAGACGCTCAAAAGCGTGGTCGTCAGAAGAAGGCCGGAGAGATTATGGAGAAGGTCTTGTCTGGTGAATTAACTGCTGAAGAAGGGCAGGGCAAGATAGTTAAGCTTGGAGACACAGAGCTATCGGTGCAAATGCTTACGCTAATGGGGGCCGCTGAGGAGCAGCAAAGAGCACGTCAGGAGGTTGCTGATAAACGTACTGGTGCACTGGCAACATCTAAGAGACTGCATCCAGATAAGACTGCTCAGGAAAGATTTGATAGCACACTCGGCCTTGAGTCTGAGGATATTATAGATATCTTCAAGGCTAAGACTGCCAGAATGACAGCTGAGGCGGCTAGAACAGCTGCAGGGGGAGTAGCGACTAGGGAAGATGTCCATGCTAGGATGCCCGATGTAGATCCTAGACTCCTTGAACCTTATATTGGTCGCCCAGATGCGATAAAGTCACTTGATAAGAGTGATATAGGAGAGCGGCTTCAGATAGCAAGTGATAATATGAATAGGGATAGTGCTCAAGTAAAAGTAGTTAATTACTTTCGTAATCAAGCTCGTGAGGGGAATTTCCCTAAGGAGGGACAGTTCATCAGCATTAATGATATCCTCCAAGCGAGTACCGAGATCGGCTTGACGCATTATGAAGCAGTTGCGTTAACTAACCTTCAGAGTGAGATATTCCCACAGCTTGATCAACGCCTCAGCGCGTTGGGTATCAATTTCAGGGCTGGAGAAACCCAGGAGAAGATCGCTGAAGAGGTTGCTAAGGAGGAGGAACTTGGCGCCGAACGTAAAGCGTATACGATTATAGATGCTAGTGGGAACATCATCGGTGAAGGCGTTGTAAAGACTAAGAAGGAAGTCGATGAGCTTATAGCCGCAGGACTAACCGTGGAGAAATTCGTCCCGCCGACGACCGAAACGGTTGTTAGCCCTGAAGGAGATGTTACTACTGTTCGTGCTAGTAGGTCCGGTGCACGAGTTGTTGGTGAGCCTCCAAGAAAAGCTCTCACTGACGAAGCTCAGGAGAACATAAACCTAGGCCTGTCCTCTCTTGAGCAGTTAAGGCTTATGGAGAGTGTAGTTGCTGATGTCTCTTTCCCCGTGCTTGGTGGTGTAGCTGCTAGAATAGCTGAGATTGCAGGTGTTGGACCTAAGTATGCCCTATTCCGTTCTAATAAGCGTAACTTCGTGTTGGGGGCTCAGTCTATCATTAAGGGTATTCCTAGTAATTATGATGTCAAAGACGTTCTTATGCCAGCCCTTCCTGAAGAAGGTGTTGGTGAGGCGACGAACAGAGCCAGGATTAAGGTTCTCCGTTCAGTTACGGTTAATATGCTAGAGAATGTTGTTGCCTTCCATAAGGGTACAGGTAAGGATATACCTCCGGCTATCTTATCCAAGATGCGTAAGGCGGGGGTTGACGTAGATAAGATAGAGGCGTTTGAAGGAACTGATGCTGAATTCGATAGGAGATTGCAAGAAAGTACTTGGCAGACTATCGCCGATAATGCCTCGACTGAAGTCTTGCTGGGATATGTCCAAGATCTGTCTCTACATCCAGATGATTTGAATGGGATCATTACTAGGTCATCACCAGAGAATCTTGAACAGCTCTTTCAGAATAAGGATCTAACATCTGAGGACAGGACTAAACTTGATGCTGCCATGGATGTTATTATAGGAGCAGGTGAGTAATGGCTGAGATAGATGTCCAGAAGGCTGTTGAGTTAAGGGCTCTTAACCGAGCATTGATGGGGAAAGCTGAGCAGGAGCCAACAGCTCTCGATGCTGAAGAAGCTAAGAGGCTTCAAGGAATCAATCGTGCTGGAGCTATTGAGGAGATTGAGGATGAAAGCACTGCGTTTATGATTAAGAATACATTGACGGCCGCTGGAGTTGGTGTAGCATCAGGGGCTCTTGCCATCCCAGGGTTCATGGCCGATGGTGTTAATATGGTTCTTAGACTTCCCTTCACCAAAGGAGGTACTACTCAATCAGGTGATCCTACTGGTGAAGGTGAGATTGAACCACTGCAACTTCCTATCTCGAACCGAAAGCTTCAGGAGAATCTAAGGCTTCATGTCCTTCCACCGGGGGAGGGTATCGTAAACTATTATGAGGATTTCCCGATATCTCGTAGGATCGGCGAGGATGTTGGGTTCGGTGCTCCTTTTACTGGCCTCGCGATTAAGATGGGTAAAGCAGGGTTTGAGGGGCCGAAGTTGTTCAGGGCGATATTTAAGAGAGCAGCTGAGAAACCTGTCAGGTTCGCCGCCGGTGAGACCGCTATCGCTGCTGGGGGTGGGGCCGGTAGTGGAATGGCTCATGAGAAATATAAAGACGAAGGCCCAGGGATTGCTATCACAG